TGTCATGGCTCTCATGATACCATCAGATGCACGAACTAATGCCTCATTGTCTGCAATTGGTTCGTGTAATTCTGCAAGACTTTTCCCCATCTTTTCACCAGCGTTCCATGATGAGGGAAATGCCACAAAACATGCCTCTAGTTTTCCCTTGTGCATAATAACAACATCATCCTCGATTGCCAATCCTAGTTGTTTTATATCATTACATTCTGTGAAAACTTGATAATTATCATGTTCATTAAATAGTCCTAATTTTGCAGCTGTCTTTTCAACTAATTCTTCTTCGATTGCAGTAGATGTTTCAAAGTAAATATTTTTACCTAGATTATCTAACTCAATTCTTTTTTGTGCTTGTATAAGAACATCAGTATCGTTTGTATTGAATGATGGTTTTTCACATGTATTGAAAATTGGTTTCATATCAAATGGATTTCTGATTACATGTTCAAACATTTTCTTTAAATCTTTTTTCTTCTCGTTCTCTTATTTTATCAATGTCATGATAAATTATCTCTAGTATGATTACAACAGCAGTTGATGCTATATAAATCATTATGTCACCTCTTTTATTTCTTGCACCACACTTTTTGGTATAATTGTAGAATTACCACATTCATCAATACTGCCATCATCTTTAAAATTAAAATCTGAAACAATTCTAATCATCTCATCATCATCACTAATTAAAAAGCCTGTACTTAAACATCTAGGTAAATCATCTTCTTTTACATCTTCAACACTTCGCCATGAACTATCAGATTGAATATCAATCCAATATACATGAACAAACTTGTATGGTATTTTTTTGATTGCTCTACTCATAATTTAAACCTATAAGGTGTTCATACCAACTCTTGATGAGGTCGAGAGAGAGTGAGTTGATATGAACGGGAATCTTTATCCTCATTGTTAACCATTATGACAGGTCTAACAAGACTTGTCAAGTACTTTATACGCCAGATGCACTACCAGGTGCCTGTGGATATACTGGTGCTGCTTCTACCATGAAATTTTCATCCCATTTGAAAGCCTCTCTTACTACATCTTTCGATAAACCTTTATATACTTGATGTAATTTTTTATCTTTTGCATCACACAATAATTGTGCTTCAGATTCATGTAGGCCTTCACACATTTGAATAAACATTTTTTCTTTTTGTGCTTGTTGTGTATCTTTATCAGCATCCTTTATAAAGTGCCATAACTTTTTTGCTTCAGCTTGAAGCATAGTATGTTCTGTTCCCATAGGGGCATCATTCTTTTTATATGGTACTTCACCTTCTGGTATCACCCATTCAATTTTTGGGTCAAAAGATGCTTTCAATACCATTCTTAATGAACTGTTATCATTAATTATTAGTATTGCTACCTTTTCTGCTTTAGTTTTCGCTTTGTGTACTTTGTCAAGTACTTCTGAAAACAATAATGTATAATTACCATTTGCCATTTTAAAATTCTCCAATTTGTTCAGTTAAACTTTTCAGTCTTTTATTTATAAAGTAATTTAATAGTTTACTTCTGTCACCACAAGTGGCTCCTTTAAAATCATCTAAGATATCTTCTTCTAATTTTTCTGGTATATTATCCAAATTAATTAGTTTATCATTTCTCTGATAATTTCGTTTCACTTCATCATTTAAATCTTCAATGTCTTGAGCTAGTATACTTTCAATCTTTTTAGATGTTAAAGGCCTTTGCCTCAAACCATCTGTAAAGGTATGGTCGGGTGATAATACATTTGGAACACCATCTGATTTATCGCCTTTCAATACATGCTCTTTTATATAGACAACCGGGTCAAACCCATTTATATGTTTTTTAGTAATTGGACTGTATTGTCTTACATTTTCATATTTTTGTAACTGTATAAAGTCTTTATCACCTGATACAATCATGATTTTTTCACTTTGATAATGTTTACATACTATTGCAATCACATCATCTGCTTCTGCACCATAAGTTTCAACAACTTTATAGGGCAAAAATTCTTTTACTTCTTCTCTAATCTGATTTAAAACACCAAAGATACTATCCCAGTCTTTACCATCTGATTCTCTACTCTTTTTACGACTATGCTTATACTGTGGGAATATTTCTCTACGCCAGTATGCTCTAGAATCGTATGTTAATACTATTTCACCAAAGTCTTCATTAAACATAGTACGATACATTCGTACAGAATTTAATATCATATGTCTAACCATTTCTTCATCCATTTTACCATCATTCATATGCAAGTGCATCATAAGTGAGGCCAGTGAAATTTGATTCATGTCAATTAATATCATTTTAAATTCCTGTTTGTTTAGAAAGGGTGGCACGAATGCCACCCAAACTAATTCTTAATTAATTAAGAAGCGTATCCTACGCCGTTACCATAAAGTGCTTTGATTCCAGCAGCGATAATTGTTTTATCAGCTCTGCCATTCATTAGTACAGCACCTACACCAGCATTAATAATTGCTTGTGTTGGTTCACCCATACGATACGAAGTACCTGAATCACCTTTATTAGTATAAATCATAAGACCTGTTCTTCTTAATTTATCCACCATTGCTTGTGGCGAAGTTAGGTCAAATGTTGTTCTTAATGTTTTCCATGTAATTACATCACCTCTTTCGAAGGCATTAATTACTCTTTGTGTTTTTGAAAGTTTCTTTCTTCCCATATTATAATCTCCTATGATTATTGTCGTTTATAACTAATTTTATGCCTCGTATAGTCATATCGGCAATTACGTTGTTGTAATTCTTAAAATTCGTTTCCATTATCATCATCATCATCTTCTTTTTTCTTTGATAATTTTTTATTTCTTTTTTCATTCATAGATTTATCTACTTTAAATTCATCACTTGGTTTCCAGTCAGATATTTTATCTGTATCTGCTTCAAAGGTTATTTCATCTTCATTAAATTCTTCATTTTTAATTTCTTCAGCCATATCTACTAAATCTGCTAGAAGTGGCGTATCAAATCTCGAATAATGTAAATCTACGCCATCTTCATTTTTAGTTTCTTCAGGTGTCATTAGACTATCAATTAATCCTTGTACAACATGTGGTAGTTTTTCTTGTCTACTCAATATAGCTTTAATTGTTTCTGATAAAAATCCAATATCTAGTATAAAACTTTCATTTGAAATATCATAACCTTGTTCATTCATAGTATGAATCATCTGTACCATCATTGTTTCAGCCAAACCATCAATCTTAGAAAGTTTCTCTTGCATTTTTAATGTAGTAGTATTTTTTTCTAATGCCTTGTCGTAGCCATCTTTAATCCATTCACCATTGTTTTCAGGTTGTTTACCCCAAGGGCCTACGACTACATTGTCTTTTTCATCTTTTTCATCTGTCATGATATAATCTTTTTCTCAACTGGTACAATTGCACCTACATAATTTAAATAGTTATCTCTAATATCTGTTTTAGGTTCATTTACAGTAATAATATTTTCTTCTTTAATATCAAATTCTTCATTCTCTGCGAATGGAATAAAAGGTGAGAAGTATAATTTACTTTCTTGACTTGTGCCTGGATTCTGTGCCATTGGTATTAATACGAATGGTTTTTTTATTCTTGTAACTGTTTTAACATTATCTGCATATTCTTGATTAGTTACTTCTGCCACAATATCTTCACCTGTGGTCAATCTTAATAATTTAATATCTGCCATCTTATATTCCTCTATGTTTTTTTCTATAATTCTTATCGTATTGATGTGGCCCAGCTATTGTAGCTAGTTTTCTTAACCATCTTTGTCTTCCAGCAGATTTTGATAATCTATTCTTTTCACTTTTTTTTGTATAGTGTTGTCTTTCTCTTGCCTCATTTAATATGTCAGCAGTAAGAATTTTCTTTTTAAATATTCGTAATGCCTTAGTGATATCATCACCATGAACTTTTACAGATAATCCAGTTGCTTGTTCTTGTTCTGGTCTTTTCTTAAACTGTTTTTTTTGTTCATAGTTACGAACTTGAAAATTTTGTCTTGGTTTATCGTTCAATCTTAATCTCCATTTTGTTTTTTATGTAACTGGTCTGTCATTTCATATATGACTGCCAGTGAATCATACTTATCATTTAGACCTATTAAGTTTAATAAATCCTTTTCATCTTCTAATATTTTTAAAGCTCCATCTTCATCTATTTCACCACCAACTAATCTATTAGCTGTGACTGATAAAATTGTTTCAGCCTCATCCATATACATGTCTTTTACTGCACCCATGATTAAGCTGCCTCCAACATAGACATAGGAACTCTATAAGAACGACTTCCTATTTGAACTATTGCTTTCTTTATATTAATTTTTGTGATTGTACCTAACTCTCTTTTAGTCTTTTGTACAACATAAACTTCCATTCCTACTTTTAGAGTAGACTTGGCATTCATTACTTTAACATCACGAATAAAATCACCCAAGTCATTTAACTCACTTAGATTCATACTCATTATTTCTTTTCTCATACTCTCTTTCATATTAGACCTCTCATGTCTTTTTTAGTTTATATAGCCATTGTAACAGGTTGAAACAACTATTGTCAAGGGTTATCCTACAATTCTTTCTATTTCACTTGTTCTTAATAGATTTGACATCAAGTAAGTATTACGAATCATCTCTAACCCAAGTCTTCCACTAATGTATTCAGGGGTATCAGGTTCATTCGTTTGCATATTACTAAACAATTCATATGCAATTCTAATAGATTCAATCATTTTTTCTTGTCTTTCAATAAATCTACTTTCTCTGTTAATTTCTTGTTCTGGTGTAAGTGTACTTTTTTTCATATTTTCTCTCTCTTTTTTTATTCTACATAGCTATTATAACAGGTTAAAACAACTATTGTCAAGGGTTATTTTCTTAATGAGAATGATTCTCATCTAACCATTGGTGATATCTTTCATCATCTTCTTCTGTCCAATCTTCTTCAATACATAAATCCTCATACTGATTTTCCTCAAAATCATTCTCATCAAAAAATGTGGTTTTCTTAATGATAATGATTCTCATTTCGGGGATAATAGTCATGATTTACAGAATCCATAGAATATCCTTGAACAGTGAAAAATAGATAATGTTCATAATCTTTTCTTGTTTTATAGGGTGATAAGTCCATAGGGGTATCTGATTCTGATTTTTCCTCTATATAATCCTCTATTAGTAGATTTCCACTATCTATTTCTGGTTCTTGTGGTATTGATAATTGTATTATTTTACTCATATTTTCCTCTCTATTTGTAATCTATATGTTTTACTAAATGATTTACTATTTCAGTGGTAAATTTCACTTTAATATTTTTTAATCTTGTTTCTTCTCTTTCGTTATCCTCTGGTGTAGAGGGTATATATTCTACTTCTCCGTCTTCGTAAGTAGTCATATATAAATTTTCATCTGGTCTCAGATTTATGTTTAATTCTCTCATATTTTCTCTCTCTTTTTTTATTATTACAAAACCAGTATATCAGGTTGAAACTGGTTTTGTCAAGGGTTAATTTATCTTGAATAATTCATCTCAATCAACTTAATTAATAAGGCAATCGTAAATAATATTCCAAAAACTTTAAATAATAACATAACTTTCCTCTCTCTTTTTTCATTGTTATAGTACCATTATAACAGGCTGAAACATGTTTTGTCAAGGTTTAATTTGGTTTATTTTAGGGGGGTCAAATGAGAATGATTCCTATTTGAGAATGATTATCATTTAGGTTTGTAGATTGTGATAAGTTCTTCTTTTCCTTTGACTTTGATTTTATCAACTTCTACAGATTTGATGGTTTTGAGTTTTTCCATAGTATAGGAAGAATATAGAGTAGACACGATACCACCATCTTCAGTCTTGTAGTTTCTTGTGGTTGCCTCTAGTCTAGCTGCCAGATTGACGGCATCACCAATGACTGAATAATCAAATCTTGTATCACTACCCATATTACCAACTATACATGTTCCTGTGTTGACACCAGAACCTATGTTG